GCATGGCAGCTCTGGCCGGCATTTTAAATTTACGGAAAACAGTATCTACCCGGCCTTTTTCGTCCTCTGACAGGAAACATTCTTTGATATGCCGGGTGCTAAATCTTACCTGTTGCTCTTCATCGGCATCAACAAACATCACCGCGGTGCCAAATGTAACCAAGTCCTGGTATAGCTCGTGGATTTGTTCTTGAAAGTTAGACCGGTTAAATGCCTGATACATGACGTCTTCAACGCCCTGTAGCCATTCCATGGCCTCATCGTCACCATTTAGCTCAGGGTCAGAGTAACGCAAGCTAAACCAACTGGTTGAGCCATTGGTCAGCATACCATGCAATGAGGCTGCCAGTAGCTCAGCGGCATGGATAGCCGTGCCATCAAACACCAACTCCGAGCGCTTATCGCCGGGTGAGCGGTTTTTGGTTACGTCTGCCTTGCGCGGCACCACATAGTCAGCGACCTCTTGCCAGTGGCTTTCCCAAGTCTGGCGCTGTGTCTCTAGGCTATGATAGCGCTTGAGCAATACTGATGCGAGTTCATCGGCCATTTAGCCACCTAATAATGTTTTTTGCTGAGTAGGCGCCTCGCCCATGACCCCTTGTGTACTGGTCATGATTGTGCCGCCGGCCTTTTTCTTTTTCTTCTTTTTCGGCGCTTGGCCCTCTTCGCCGGCGTAAATCACTTCATCCGGTGCCGGCGGCTCTGGGGCGTCCACAGCTTCTGCCACGGGCTGTTGACCGCGCATTTGCTTTTCAATTTCTTTTTTAGACGGCGTTACGCCTAGAGCTTTTAAGGGTTCGCCTACCGCTTTTGTGATGATTTTTCTAAATACACCGCCCATTATTTGCCTCCAAGTAGCGATTTATATTCAATCGGCGCGTCTGTTGTGACGCCTTGCGGCCCCGTTACCTGACTGGTTTTCATTGTGGCCTTGTCTTTTTGCCTGCTTTTGGTCTTTTCCGTTTCGCTTGTTCCGGCCTTGACCACCGGTGCCGGGGTGGGCGGCGCTGGCGGCGGTGGGGGTGGCGGTGGCGGAATATTCACTTTTGGTTGCAAGAAACTCATATCGCTACTCCGAGCGGGTTATAACTACTATCTGCGACTGCTTGAGGCGGTCTATCAAACGATCTAGCCTCTTTGATCCCCACAGACAAATATCTGAAAGCGTCTGCAGCGTGGCTTGACCAATCATGCACAGGCGTATTCCTAAAGCTACGCAACCGCTCATTATACGCTCTGTGGTAGTGGCGAAGAGCTTCGAGCCCCGGCCCACATAAATTTTTATCAAACCAGCAACGCGGGATAAGCATTTGTGCGGCATGTATACCATCCTCTAGCGGCAGTTTAGGCACTACCCTAAAATTTATCCCCAAATCCCACGCTGTTTCTCTACGGCTTTTGCCGGAGCCCAGCTCCCGTACCTCGATGTCATGCGGCGCATTATGCGTACCGTACAAATAATCCTTATCACCCAGAACCTTTACATAGTGCGGCAAACCCTCGCCGCGGTTCTCGTAAAAATCTATGACATGCACCGCCCGGCCAACACTCTGTGTAAACCATATCGCCGTGCTATCCCCCACACCCAGATCCCACCAGGTGTCTACCTTACAGGTTGGGTCATACGGAACCGAACCTATGCGCCCCTTTTCATGAGCCTCTTGAAGCTCTTTACCAAAAACAGCCCCCGGAACATTCGCCACCCATGAGCACTCAAATTCCTGCTGAAACTGGTCAGCAGTCATCATGGCCTTGGCAGCCTCTAGTTCCTCATCATCCAATATACCAGTCTCACTAGCCCGGTATATCGCCGTATGCCAATCATCTTGCCCCTCCGCCGCCGTATAAAGCTCATAGAAGGCGTTGTGGCCTCTAGGCGTACCAATGAACAGTGCCCAGCCTTTACGGTCGCTCAGCGCCGGCCTGATGATCTCAGGAAACAAACTCTCTGGCATGTCGGCCATTTCATCTAAAACAGCCCCATCCAAATAGATACCACGCAAGCTATCCGGGTTTTCAGCACCCAGTAACTGTATCCGAGCACCATTCGGCAAATCAGCCCGTAGCTCAGTCTCATGAAACCGCACCATAGGCACAGCGCCAGCAAACTGCTTCAAATAATCCCATGCCACCGCCTTGGCCTGACGATACGTCGGTGCAATATACGCAAACCTTGGATTAGGCTTGGCGTTCAGTATAGCGTCCCTCAGCAAGTGATTTATCGCCATGACAGTCTTGCCCCAGCGACGGTGACAGACAACGACGCCCCAACGCTTAGCCTGCAGCTCTGTGTGTAGCTGGGCTTGGCCGGGACGCGGTGTGTAAGGGATTTCAATGTTCATGTCAGAGACAGGCTCAGATCAGGATATTATACGCTATAGATTCGGCGGGCTAGTCTGGGGGTGGTGGGGGGTGTCGTTTTGCAAATCTGCCCCACAGAATCCTGTCCTAGACACGACATTTAGCGTTGTTTTTTTTAGTCAGATCGGTAAGCCTTTGTTTTCCTTAGCTTTCGAAATTCCATAATGGATGTTATGCGACAAAACGTGAAACATTGGGGGTATCCGTGAAACAATCCAGCCTCGTACGCGCGAGCACTGTCACAGCCAGCCTCTTTTATATATCAATGCTTACCCCGTTGCAATCTCTCCGCCACCCCAGCTCAGCGTAATCGTGCCGCTAGTCTGTTGCTTGTCATCCGCCTTATCCCTGATACCCAGAGGTTGCATCTGACGTATATGCTTATCCTTGTGGTCTGCTTCTAACCGTCTACGCTGTACCTCAGCCATTGCTAGCTTAGGATCTTCCGGTAACGGCGCTTCCACCAAATCTATGATCTGATCCCGCATAACCTCGCATTGAAGCGTCCTAGCCGTCCTGTAGGCTTTGTAGGCGTCTTCGTCCTCTTGAACATGCCTGAGCACTGTACGCCACGACGGCAACGTATCGTCGTTGTTACAAATCCTAGTCAGACTAATCCCGTCAGCGATACGCTCACAAATCGTAGTCATCTGAGCTTTTGTTATCCTGCGTTTAGCCATGCTGCCTCAAAGTTGCTGACCCAGTCCAAAGACTGAGCCAGCTTATAAGGTTCTCTATCTAGGGAGGAAAGATGCAACATCTTGTGCATCATATCTAAAAATCTACCAATTCTAGGACATTCGCGTCAATAGCTTTGATCATATCTTGTAATACAGCCTAATCAGCGCATCTTTGTACCGCTTTTTGACTATCCTTGGATCATTCAAGCTCAATAACCTAGCTATCTTAGACCATGATGGCCCCCGCTGCCGAAATGCGGCGCTATGAGCCACAGCCCATACCAAACGCCGGTCATCGTCGTCTAGCATCTCTGAAGCGATCCTGAGCGCCTTGTCATAACGTGATATCTGATCTGGCGTAGCCAATATCTTGGGGGCTTCAAATGCATTGTAACCGTATGCTGACCAGCTCGTAACGTAGTCTGGCCAAGCACACATCTTCTGTTTGCGTACAGCCGGCGGTAATTTGCGTTCTGTCTCTGCCGCCTCAAGAAACAGATCGTTGAGCTCAACGACGTCCATCGAGCTCTCCTAGCTTGTCATTAAGCCAGTCTTGCCTGTCCAACGGGGACAAAGCACTTACAGCGTTCTGCAATTCCATGAATCTGTCAGCGCCAAGCATAGGACGTAATCGCTTGAAAACGCGCCGCTGCAACTCATCCAACGGCGATAGCTTAGATCTGGCTATAGCTGAGACATACTGAGAATTACTATGCTTAGCTATGTTATTTATTAGTTTATTTATGTTTGGGTTAGCTGAGACATTCTTAGACTGTCTTAGATTAGTCTTAGCTATCGCGGCTTCGCCGATCTTATTTTTCGTTCTCATAACCTGTCAAGCCCCTTTCCCATCTAAATTTCAATTGACCGTAAATTGGTTGCCAGTCCCGCGGCCTAGCCTTTCTATCCCAGCTCGTTGGCTTCACATCGGCAATCAGCTTCCATCCAGCCCCACGCAAACTAGCACCGCTTTCGCTCTGTAACGTGTAAGTGACCATGCGCTCACCGCCCATCTGTTGCCAAATACGCCAGCAACGGCCATACAAAAAACTACAGGTATTCTTAGGCGCACCGTCAATCACACAGACCCTTGTGACCTCAGCCGTTAAGCTATCCTGCAATGTGGCTGATACTGGCCGGCCAACAATTGCCACGCCAACCATATCACCATCATTTACCGCGCCAATGGCAAACCGGCCACCCTGCGTTGGCTTGTTGTGACGATGAAAGTTTGCCACAAACTCATTAGCCTCTCTGATTGTCACCGGTAATACCCGCATCAATGACGCCTAAATAAATACTTTTCCACAACCCGGCGCCCATACTGTGGCATTTCTGGCATGGGCACGACCTCATCTAGGTCATATTCCATGGGCACCAGCTCAACATTCATATTCAAAATATACACACTGATAGGCTCTGGGTGCACCATGGCATAACCTTCGGCTGCCAGCTCTGCATATTGCTTCATCTCTTCAACAGTCGCCAAACCTATGGTCATATGATCCTCTAGGTCTTGCAAATCTTCGCTCTCACCGGGCATTACAATCGCACAATACGGCATTACCATCCATTCCCTTGTTGTTTCTCCGCTTGTCGCACAGCTTCACGCCAGCATTTATCATTGGCACAAACCAGCTTGCCACTGGCCAATATCACCCAGGTGCCCATCATCCGTTCATGATACGCTTGACAGATAAAACACCTTTGCGGCCACTGCGTCTGATCCACTGTACATCTCCATAATTTGCCGTGCCATCTGATCTAGCACATAACCCTCTGTAAGCACCCCGTGACCCTCATACTGCGTCACAGCCCATGGCTCGATGCCCCACGCCTCAGCTATCATGAATAACCCCATACCATCCAAGATAGCGCGGCGATACTCAGCTCTAGCTAACACCATGGCATCATCATACCTCATGTCAGCCACCGTATCTCCGGCGCACCACAAAAGCCTGAGCGCCACACAAACCACGCATAAGCCGTTGTCCCTGACCCAGCCACCTCTTGATCACCACGCCAGATAGTCAATCGCCGGCTAAATACATGCACCCTCATCGGCGGATGCTCAGAAAACAGCCTAGAATGGCGTTGTACGCCCTCTAGGAAGCTCAGGCGTAGCAACCAAGCATGTTTGGTGCATCCAAGGTGTATGGCGTGTGTTATGAACTGCTCAGCGAGCTTATATGGCGGGTTGCTGATTATCGCGCTGCCCCATGGTTTGGTCTCCATCAAAAAGTCGATGCCGGTTTTATCCCCATAACCATAATCATTTAGATCTGTCGCCCAAAACTCATAGCCATTGGCCTCTAACACCTTGCAGATTGCACCGTCACCACATGCCGGCTCCCACAGCGCGGCGTTTTGATTCGTAAACTGCTCAACATCGAGCAATGCTTGCGTCGCCTCTGGCGGCGTTGGATACCAGTCATCCTTTTGTCTGCTCATCTTCTACCGCCTTTATCGTCAATCCAATCTGCATGGCTATTTGCGGGACAATCGCATTACCTAATCCTTTAAGTTGAGCCACTCTGTCGGGTATCCCATGAGCCAAGCGACCCACTGGGGGTTCAACGCTCCACCAATCTCCGCATTTAGCGGCTTCGTATTGCGACTGTGCTGGCTCTCCCCACCATTGTTCTTGGCATCCTGAGCTGTGGGTGTCGGCCACATCTTGACCTGATCCGCTAGGTTCGCCCCGAACTTCAAATCCGGGTTGGTCTGGCTGATCCGTCTGCCCTGTTCGTCCAGTTGCCGCGGCCCCCCGGTGCCGTCCGTTGTCCGTGGTGTTGCCCACCATCCGCTGTTCATGCTTGGCGCCATCTGGTTCGCTTTGGCCGTTGGCGTGTGCAACAATCCAGACCCTGTCTCTTCGGTGCGGGGCATTGACGGCGCAAGCTGGAACAACAAACGGTTGGCAGGTGTAGTCTTCGGCCTCCAAGTCAGATAGCACTTGGTCGAGCCCCAAGCTGATGTGCCCAAAAACATTTTCGCAAACAATCCAATTGGGTCGTTTTGCTTGAATAATTTTGTATATTTCTGGCCAGATATGGCGGTCATCTTCCGCGCCTCTTTGCAACCCGGCAACACTGAAGGGCTGGCATGGGTATCCGGCTGTGAGGATGTCGCAGTCTGGAACAAGTCCTGTTGGGTCATTGGCTAGCTCCTTTACATCTTCAGCA